TATCTTGTTTGCCTGTTCCGGCAGATAGCGCCCCTGTAATCCATGGCAGATAATCAGGCAGAATTTGCTTTTTAAATGTGGCTTTGCGTTCTGTCGATTGGATGTTTTTTAAATCCTTTCGATGTCGCGCAAGAATACGGCACATTTTTTCGTATTCCGTGAAGTCGCTTAGATCTTCGGTTTCTGCCGCATTAGCGATAGCGGCAGAAACTTCAAGAAAGTGACGCTTAGTTGGTCGCATTATGATTACGCGCGAGTTGGTGCATCAAGAACGGTGATATTTTTCGCCATAGCCACTGCTTCGTAGTTTTCAACCACATAAGCTTCATTAGATGACAAGTAATCTTCCACACGGTTGCGTTCCGGCACGTCTTTTAAGTGACGGCGCATACGTTCGTCTTGCACATAGATTGACAAGTTGTCAAGTGATGTCACTAACACAGTGCCTTTCGGGAAGAATGGCACAGTTACGGCTTGTAATCCGCCAACTCGGTTTTGGCTGACTACAACACCGCCCGCTGCTTGTTCACTTGGTTTTGATTGGTTGATAAGCGGGAAGTATTTGTCCGCTAATAAATCGCTACCCATAATCGCTACAAGTTTTGTGTCGTCACGGTATTGGTCAGGGATGAAATCTTCTTTTAATGCAAAGACTAATGCATCAAGATTTTTATATTCTTTACCTTCACCGATTTCGATTTTGCCTGTGCCGCTTTTCGCTTCTTTCATCACACGTGCAGTGGCTTTTTCTTCAATTTGAACTAACCAACCTTTGTTCACGTCTTGCAATAATGGATTTGATGTGCGGTTGGTTGTTGCCGCCACGCTTGTACCGTTCCAACCGATCATGATACGGTCTAATGCAATTCGCTGTGCTTTTAAGTTACCGATTCGCGCCGAAAAGTCAGGGAATTTCGCCCAACTGTCTAACGTTGCATAGTTTAAATGCGTGTCAAAGTTGGTTTGTTCGCACGAATATAAGTTTTCTTGCAAATTGTGAATGTCCGTGGTTTCACGTGCTTTGGTGTTGGTATCTGTGCGGCTTGCAACAGGTGAAAGTACGCCTAAACGCAATGCGGAACCTTTCATTTCAGTAACAGGCACAACATTGATGCGTTTTAAGAAATCGGAACTTTCAAGCACCGCGTTTTCTAATTTTTGCTGCATTGTTGGTGTGACGGTGAATTGCCCGCCATTTGCAACAAATGCCACATCTTCGCCGTTATCTTGTGCGACACCTTCAATGTAAGCTTGGAATTTTTGATAGGTAAATTTATTCATTTGGTTTTTTTCCTAAGATAAATTAAAAGAAGCGGCCGTCAGTTTCAGGTTCTTCACCATAAACTAATGGGCGGGAGTTTTCGGCTTGTGCCGGCTTTTGTTTGAGTTCTTCAAACGTTGCATGGATTTCTTCATTGCTCGCTTTCATTTCTTCAATGTCGGCTTGGTGATTGGCAAAATCGCTTTGAAGTGCGGTCAATTTTTCCAAGATGTCTTTTTGTTGCTCGGCTAAAAGCTCAATGGCACTTGATTGGTCGGCAAAGCGTTCATCATCCGATTTTTCTTTTTTCGCAAATAACGCTTTGATTTTTGTGAATACTGATGGATGGTCTAAACCATCCCAACCTTCGAAATCTAATTCTGTTTCAATGGCGGCTGAGAAGATGTTATCTGCTTTTAATTTGCGGGCATTTAAGCCATTGTGCGAGAAACTTAACATTTCTGTGCCTAAGCTTGCCGGATTATCCGTAACGGCTAAACCGACTAAGTATGCCTTGCCTGTGTCTGCAAAATTGGTGTCAATTTCAACGGACGTGTAAACCTTTTGCCCGTCTTTGTTTAAGGCAATGAGTGCGTCAGTTGGTTGGAGTTCTGCTAAAAGCTGTAATTTGCCATCTTCGCGTTCTTTTGCTTTCAAGGCTAAGACATCACCAAAGCAGTGAGCATTGGCAAGTTCAGGGAGATAGACGGAAAATTTGATGTGGTCAAGGTTGATGCGTGCACCGTAGGTGTTTTTTGGATCATAACTTTCGGCCATTTCTTCAATCCAGTTGCGCTGAATTGTGCGGCCGTCAGTTGTTGCACCTTCGGTTGCGACAACGACCCATTTAGATTTTTTTGCCATTGGTTGTCCTTTCTGTGGTTGGTTTGGCTCAAAGATTGCCATTATTCTGAAAGGTTTAATTTTTGCGGTCTATGGGTTGTTTTTGTTGCTTTTCTGTTCACAGGTGAGCTGTAAAGACTAACGTCAAGCCCCTTTCTATTATGCGGTTGTAAATTGAAAGGATGATGAATGGACGAACAAGTTATTAATCAAGCTTCGCCCGATGTAACGGCGGAAATAAAAAGAAAAGCACAACAGATGTATTTTAGCGGTTATAAAATCGCTGAAATTGCTCGTCAGCTTGATATTGCCGCGTCCACGATTTCCAGTTGGAAAGATCGCGAAAAATGGGATGATGTCGCCCCCGTTGGGCGTGTTGAATTAGCCCTAGAAACAAGATTGAATTTGCTGATTGCCAAAGAAGAAAAAAGCGGGGCAGACTATAAAGAAATTGATTTGCTCGGTCGCCAAATGGAACGCATGGCGAGAGTTAAAAAATATTCTTTCGGTGATGGTAATGAAGTGGATTTAAACCCGAAACTTGCCAATCGAAACAAAGGCGAACGGAAAAAGGCAGAACAAAATGCCATTGATCAGGAACAAGAAGAATTGTTGATCAATGGCTTTCTTGATGGGATGTTTAATTATCAGCGAGTTTGGCATAAAGCGAAAGAAAACCGCATCAGAAATATTTTAAAAAGCCGACAAATCGGGGCGACTTACTATTTTGCCCATGAAGCCTTTATTGATGCATTGACTACTGGACACAATCAAATCTTTTTGTCTGCCAGTAAAAAACAGGCGTTGCAGTTCCGCTCTTACATTGTTAACTATGCCAAGCAAACAGCGGACGTGGATTTAAAAGGCGAAACCATCAAACTGCCAAATGGTGCAGAATTGATTTTTCTTGGCACGAACTCCGCCACGGCTCAATCGTATCACGGCAATTTATATTTTGATGAAGTGTTTTGGGTGCCTAAATTTGATGTGATGCGTAAAGTGGCATCAGGTATGGCGGCGCAAAAGATGTATCGCCAAACGTATTTTTCAACGCCGACCACGATTGCGCATCCCGCTTATGCGTTTTTCTCTGGAAAAGCATTTAATAAAAATCGGGCCAAGGCGGACAAAGTTGAAATTGACATTTCGCATGAGAATTTAAAAAGCGGCAAACTTTGTGCTGACCGCCAATGGAAGCAGATTGTTACCATTAATGATGCGATGGAAGGTGGGTGCAACCTATTCAATATTGATGACCTGATCGCAGAAAACAGCAAAGAAGAATTTGAACAGTTGTTTTTGTGCCAGTTTGCGGATGATAACACGTCGGCGTTTAAATTTGCTGACTTGCAACTTTGTCAAGTGGACAGCTTAGAAGAATGGCACGATTACAAGCCATTTTATCAACGCCCATTTGGTAATCGTGAAGTGTGGTTAGGTTATGACCCCGCCTTTACTGGCGACCGTGCAGCGTTAGCGATCATCGCTCCGCCTAAAGTGGAAGGCGGTGATTATCGTGTTTTGCATTGGCAAACATTTCACGGCATGGATTATGAAGCACAAGCGAGCAGAATTAAAAGTTTCTGTGATGATTACAATGTCACCCGCATTGTGATTGATAAAACGGGGATGGGTTCGGGCGTATTCCAAGAAGTTAAAAAATTCTATCCAATGGCAATCGGTCTTGATTACAACGCCGATTTAAAAAATGAGATGGTATTAAAAACGCAAAACTTAATTCAGAAACGCCGCCTTAAATTTGATGGTAACGAAATCATCACCAGTTTTATGACAGTTAAAAAACGGATTACCGGAACAGGAAAGATTACTTATGTATCTGACCGTTCAGAAGATGCAAGCCATGGCGACTTATCATGGGCAATTATGAACTGCATTTTAAATGTGCCTTATGGTTTAAACGGCGATGTGTCAAGTAACCAACCAACCATTTTCACTTTTGAATAGGATTACCAAATGAGCAAAAAAACAAAAAAATCAACCGCACTTTCAACGGGGAACCAAGCGCAGGCGTTCAGCTTTGGTGAACCTATTCCCGTGCTTGACCGTGCAGAAGTCTTGAATTATTTCGAAAGCGTGTTGATGTATGAGAAATATTACAACCCGCCAATTAATTTAAGTTATCTTGCCAAAGCCTTAAATGCATCTGCACATCATAACAGTGCGATCACGGTGAAGAAAAACATTTTGCTTTCTACCTGTAAAACGACCGCACTTTTACCACGCACGCAGTTAGAAAAACTGGTGCAAGATTATTTGGTGTTTGGTAATGCTTACCTTGAAAAAGTTGAAAACACGTTCGGCAAAGTGATTGCATTGAAATCGCCCCTTGCAAAATATATGCGCGTTGGCGTGAAGAAAGGTATTTTTTATCAGATCGTAAATGGCTTTGACGACTACGAATTCCCTAAAGATGCGGTGTTTAATCTGATCAACCCTGATGTAAACCAAGAGATTTACGGCGTGCCGGAATATTTAGCGGCATTACAATCAGCTTTTTTGAATGAGAGTGCAACATTGTTCCGTCGCAAATATTATTTGAACGGTGCGCATGCGGGTTCGATCATTTACATGACTGACCCAACACAAAACAAAGACGACATCGAAGCAATCAAAACACAAATCCGTCAAACAAAAGGCACGGGCAACTTTAAGAATTTATTCGTGTATATTCCAAACGGCAAAAAAGACGGGATGCAAGTCATTCCATTGTCTGATGCAGTGGCGAAAGATGACTTCTTAAATATTAAAAATGCAAGCCGTGATGATGTATTGGCGGCCCATCGTGTGCCACCGCAATTAATGGGGATTGTGCCTAATAACACAGGCGGTTTTGGTGACGTT